AGCTGCTTTGATAGTATCAAACAATTCTGCCATAATATTAGCAGGATTAAATACTGCGAAGAAAGATTCTGTCAATACTTGAGCAGCATTATCTGCTTTCATCAATTCTACAATCATCAAGCCCGACTTAGTAATCATGTGTTCTTGAGCAGCATTTGCTGAAATAAGACCCATAGTCATACCTTCAAAGGCACTAGTGAGGCTTTTAACACTTTCTTGATCTTCTTTGGATATTTCACCAACTCTTTTAAGAACTCCTTCTGCTGCCTCAAGTTCTTCTTTATGATCTTCTATTAGTTTAGTTGACTGTTCGATTGATTTATTATATTTTTCAATCTCTTCTACTAATTTTTGTCTTTCTTCTGCGTTTTTAAAATTTCCAGCAGCTAATCTTTCCTCGGCATCTGCTAATTGGTGTTGTGTTGTTGTAAGGGCAGATTGTTGTCTATTGACTTTATCAATAAGCTTCATGGCTGCTTCTCTAGCAGCATTTGTCTTACCAATTCTCTCAAGATATTCCATCTCTATGATGTCACGACGAGTTGCCTCTTCATTATATTGTTTTTCTTTTTTTACTAATTCTTCTAATAAATCAATAGCAGATTTTCTAGCGTCATTATTTTCTTTCTGCGCCTCGGTATTTCTTTTGGTTCCTTCTGTGCCTTCGTTTTCATCAGCCATTTATTAGTCCTCGTGTTTAAATGGCCAAGTTATACCAGTTTCGTTTTCAAATTCTGAAACTGCTTGGTCAAGTTCTGTTTTTCTCTTCGCTGTCATTGGATGTTCTTTACCGAGATCCATAATCGCATCAAGGTAAAATTTAGTTCTAGCTGTTGCTTTAACATAAGACCTAACTTGTTCTGGTTTTCCTTTGATAGAAAACTCTTGTGTATTTTCTTCTTTCATAACCTGAGACAGTGTTGCTAAATCAACATCAAACCTAAAGTCAACGCCGTACATTGCTTTAATTAATTCTTTGGTCATGTTACCAATCATTCTCTGCAATGATTCATTAACAAGACGGAAATCAATACTTTTCATAGATAGCCCTCTTAATATATTAAATAGTTTTATAAACAAAATGCCCTTTACGGGCACAATTATCTTTACTTTTTCATTTTCTCATATTCTTTCTTTTCATCTTCGGCTTGTTTATTAAGTCTTTTTATCCACCACAGTCTCAATCCAACCGGAAGATTGTAGGCTTCTATAAACGACCATCCACCAAAATGTTTTAAAATAAAAAACTGCTCATAGACTTGCTCCATGTATTTAGGAGTCAGGCCAAAAAAAGTCCGCATTGAGCGGAACCTCCAGTTCCTGCTGATGTTCACAAGAATTACACTCAAAATCTCTTTTGATCTCTACATTTGGATTAGCCAATTTGTAACACTTTTTCAAATGAAATGAATCAGAAGAAAGCATCGTATCTACAAACTGATTAATAATAGCTTGATCTTCGTAGCCTTCAACCGCTACAATGATTCTTTTAAAATGGGATGTAACTGTCTTGGTAAGCCCTTGGATCTTTGTTTTCTTTTTAGACAATCTCTCTGATACCATTTCAAGTTCGTCTTTTCCTGTCAAAAGTTTAAACTTAATTCTATATCCAGATACAGGCATTTTGGTTTCAAAATGCCCATCGTCTGTTTTAACCAACTGATCTTCTTCACTTTCCATAGATTCTTTAATAAAAGGTTGATCAATATCAAAAACCATACGAGATTTTGCACCACAACTAGGACATGTTACTTGGGTTTCATAAGCATTCCCATAGCCAGAAGAGCGAGCAGCAATAATTAGAGCATTTCTATCTCCGGAGTACATTGTAGATGGCTTCACACGTTTATCAACAATAACATTCTCCATGAATCTTTCAATAGCCAAGCCTTTCTTGAGAAGTTCTTCAGAAGAAAGAATATCTTCATCTTTAGCAGTCATATAATAAATCTCAATGGTTTCTTGACCATGTAGTGGATGACCTTCTGGATATGCTCCTCCAGATGGGAGAGTTACAAACTCTGTGGGTCTTACGAATTTCAACCCCGGAGTCTGAGCAGGTGCTTCGGGAGCTTGTTCTTTCGCTCCGAAACGATCTTGATTGTTTCTCATTTTTACCTCTTTGTTATTATGTTAATTCTGCTTCGTCATAAGCAACATTTATAGTTATTTCTGATAATGTTTCTGTATCGTAGTTTAACTCTGTGTTGTCAATAGTGGTGATAAACGCGTTTTTTAATGTCCATTTTTCTAGCACATTGCCATCAGCATCTAATTGTTCTATTACAAAATCTTTAATAAGATTTACTTTTGCTATCCCATCTTCTGCTTGATCAAAAGAATATTTAGATTCTTTTATGAATTTATATAAAGTATGTAATTTGGTAGCACCATTAAGATTCTCCATATCTTTATAGTCAATAATCTTAATTGATACATCTTTCCAAGTTAATATACCTGGATACTTTATCTTATGATTTATTAGTTGATACTCTTCTTTTGAGATCTCAAAAGATGGTTTTGAAGCAGATTTAGCCCACCACCAATATGAAGTATCACCGGCTCCGGGTACTGTAGGGTCATATCCGGCATCTTGAATGCGAAACCGATACGGACGTATCGGCTCAATGATGTCTGTTTTTTCGCTCCAAAAAGCCATTTATACCTCTAGTAACCACCAGTAGGAGGCTTAGTAACAACACCGGCAACTGCAACAGGATCGTAATCAGATATAACAGCACCGGTGACAGGGTCAAGTTTCTGACAAGTGGCCCAGTCATATTTAAGCTTCATGTCGATTTCGCGAATATCATCACCTTCATAAACGAATTCACCAAATTCAACACCAGCAAGGAAAGGATTCTGAAGTGTCCATTTTTCAATTGCTTGTCCATCAGCATTAAGCTGTGTGATAACCATACCTTGAAGAGCTGCACCAAAAGCAGATTTTTTCTTTGACATAGTAGCGTGAGAGCCACCAGGAGCAGCAGGAACAAGATAACCAGAGTTACCAAGAATACCATGAGTAAGGAAAACAGCGTCTGGAGATACAGGGTCTACCATTTTTACAGAAACTTCAGTCCACTCAACATGTCCCGGAAAGTGATATTGGTTATCCAAGAATTTATGAGTTACCGAAGTAACAGAGTATGACGGAATAGTTGCTGATTTAGCAAACCATACGATACTAGTGGTGGTTTCTGGCTTTCCATTGAATGCAAGGATCTCCACTAGGAACCTATATTTTCTTTTAGGTTCGATGATGTTTGATGATTTTTCACTCCAAAAAGTTGGCATTATTATGTTCTCCTATTTATACATAACTAGTTTTAAACTAGAATTCTACGCCTGTTCTAGTGACAATAAAGTCGATAACGATATATTCAATTGCTTTTGCTGGCTTAACAAATACCTTAGCATACATGATGTTTCTATCAATAAGATCATCAGTTGTAGTTGAAGTATCCAAAATCAATTTATAATCTGTAATACCAAATCTCGCTTGAACACTTGCAAGAATTGGATCTGCTTGGGCCAAGAAACGATTCCAAGTTGATTGAACATTTTGATCAAACAAAATAGTATCAGCGATTGCGCCAATCTTCTTCTTCAAGAAAATCATTAAGCGACGCACATTTACTCTATCCAAAGCAGATGGAGTTTGTTGAAGTGTTTTTTGACCAAACACTACAATCTCACCAACAGCAGGGAATCTAGCGATTGGGTTAATGTTAACTTCATACAATTCGTCACGCTGTTTCTTAGAAAGTGTCTTAAGAACTCCAACAGTACGAGGACCACTGCTTCCACCAAGAATACTAAGGCCACCACGATTAAATCCAGCGGGAGCAAACCAAGGACCAGCAGAATTAGCTTCTGAATAAGCCATAGCTCCAATTGCCCCGACAGAAGCAGGTACAATTAAAACTTCATCGTTACCAGATAGTGTATCGCGGATCTTCAAGCGAGGAGCATATGTAGCAGCATAGCTTGTATTGAGATCGCGAGAATTAGCAGTGTTAATAGTTGTTGAAATTTCACCACCAGAAGTCGTACCACCATTTTCAAAAGTATTGAGATAAGAATCATCTAGATCGATAACAGCAAGTGCGTCTCCTCTTTCTTCAACTTTGCGAATAAGTTTATTTTGAAGTACAGAGTTAACCATACCTGGGATTGATACTAGATCATATTTGATACTTTCTGGATCTGCGGCAATCTCAATTGCTTTATCAATAGTATAATGAGCATAGTGAGATTTATTAGTTTGACCGGAAAGAGAAACCGCGCTTGAAAAAGGATCTACAACAGAGATATCTACTCCGTCAAAGCCACCAAACAAAGGAATGTTAAAACTTTTAACTCCTTGCTTGATCAAAGCAGCAGTTCCGTTGGCTTTTGTATAAGAATTTCCACCTGCCATAGAGCCAGACTCCCAATACCAAAGACCTGTTGTAGTTTCAAGTCTAATATCATCTAGTGAAAATACGAAGCTAACCTCTGTAGAAGAAGCTACAGAATGGATATCAAGTCCTCCAGGAAGAGCATTCAAAAACTCTGAATAGTCTCCGCTCTTATATAAGACGCGATTAGTTGTTGCAAGATTACCATAAACATGACGAACACCAAATACATCTGTATTATTATAGTTTCCACCCATCTTGGAATCTTCAGAAGTCAAGCGAAGTTCTGGGAAAATAAAAGAACAAGACATGTTAGTTGGAAGAGAAGCAAATGTGTTAGCATCTCCAGCGTGTCCCCAAGCATAGTTATTTCCTTTTACCCACGCATAAGTAGAATCGTCTGAGTCTGCACCGTTTGTTGCTGTGCTGCTAGCATGCCCACCACTAATATAAGTACCAGTTATAGCTATATCATAAATTGACTCAGCAATCACATCAGCAGTGATAGTAACAGATGTACCTCCATCATTAGCAGCAGAAACGTCATCAAGTTGATTTAACAAGTAAGCCAATGCAGTATACACTTGTTCAGCAGTGGTCTGACTCAGTAAGCCCAGCGTGTGAGTGGCTCCGGACAATGTTGGGGTCGCTGTATATGCTACACCAGTGTCCGTCGTGATTGTTAGAACTGTTGATCCTCCAACTGAAACAATAATTGTTTGATTGTGTGCAACTGGGCTAGAAGGATCTGCAATAACGTTCGTTGCTCTGGTTCCGCTATTGTCAACATCTCCAAATGTTTGAGGTCCTTTAGAACCATAAGCTAATGAGAAAGGCTTAATCTTTGATGGTCCGTAAAACCCAAAAGGAATAGCATAGCTATCTGTAAGGCCTGCTTTCCAATCATCAGACATTTCAATACGAATGTAGTTTGAACGATTTGGATAATCCCCAGTAATGTTGAAGATTTTGTTAGTTGTATCCCAGACACGATCTTCATCACCGATCTTCTTAAGAATAAAGTTTTCCGATCCTTCGTTAAGATTTAGATTGGAAAATGTTTCAATTGCAGCTCCTGCTTTGTTAACAACTGAGAGAGAGAAAGATGAATCAGGTTGAGCTGTAGTTCCAAGTTTAAGATCGGAAATTTTAATACCATAATTTTCTTGCATCCACTCTCCATCATGCAGAGATACAACACGGAAAAGTTTTGTAGCACTTTCAGGAGAATAATCAGAAGGAGCCGCTGTAGGATTAGAATTTCTAGAAACAATCCATCCAGACTTAGCTGCTGTTACTTGACGATTATTAGAAAGATAGTGAGTACTTCCAGATACCAAAGGTAGAAGAATACCATACTGCTTTCCAGCAGAAGAAGAAATGTCATTTACCATTTCTTTTACTGATTGTTCAAAAGATTCTCCGACAAAATAACTTTCAGTTGTAGCAAAGTTGGTAGAATTGATTTTTTGTGGGTTTGAATTTAATACGTTACGAATATAACCTTCTTTGTTAGTTGGATCAAAGTGAAAGGTATAAGTTTCATATGCAGAATTGCTAGACCAAACATCCATCTTAAATGTTGAAGGTTGACCTGAAGTTTGTGACTGAATCAATTGTCCCATTGATGAAGTGACACCAGAAGTAGCTCCCGCAGGAATACCTCTTAGTGAAACAGCAGAACCAGTAGCATAAATAACAGCCGCAAGAGATCCTGTAACAGCAGCAA